AAGTTCTTCGGTACATTCCGCCGGATGATGAACGGATACGAGTCCGGGATATACATCGGAACTTCCGTTCCAGCCGGAATCACCATCGGCTCCGTTCGTTGGGTTTGGATCGGTTGAAGTGTCTGTGGATCGGTACTTACGTCTGTTACGGTTTGAGTCATTCCAATTGGTTGATCCCTCATCAATACTTCCGTCATCATTACTTCTCCGGTCTCGGGATCTCGACGATAGTAATACTTCGGCAAGTCCTCCAACTCGGTATCATTGATCCATACGTATTTGCAGACGTCCCCTTCCTCATCCTTGTACCACGCTGTACATTCGGTAAGCGAATGCTCCTCGGCGCTCGTATTGCCCTGTTGGGACACGCCGTACAGGTTCGTATTCTCCGGGTATTGCTCGGACTGGAATCCCAAGTCCACTTTGTACCGGCGCTTGATATACTCCCGGGTTACTTTACATAATACGAAAAAGTAATCCATGTGCTTGATACGAAACACTCCCGGTTGTGGAATGAACTGTTTCGGATGCCTACTGTAAAGCTCCATATCGCCCGTGTACAGGTGATGATGGTAATCGTTATTCCAGCATAGTTCCATGATGCTGTACCCCTGCACGGGCGTTATACGCTCGTTCACATCGGTTACTTCTTCGGTGTCCATTTGCTTCAGTTTATCCGCGATACTGTCCTCGATCATGTGGGCCTGTTCCTCGTATCCCTCGCGGACGCTCTTGACGCTCGGCTGCGGTATCTGCGTGTTCACCTGAGTCTCGATAAACTCGAATACGATGTTGTATACCGTGTTGGCAAGCTTACTCGGTCGCTGCGCCGTGTTGATGTTCGAATCCACGCCATGGGATCCGAGATAGATGTATTCGCGCTGGTCCATCGCATCGACACTGAATTCGGTTTGGGATCGGGCAAGTGCCTTCTTCCAGCGCTGGAGCTTATTTTCCTTCGCATCCGTTTCGGCTACTTCATCCAAGGTATCTTTCACTTTGTTCACCACCTTCTTGAACGTCTTGAGCAAATCGACCATACCGCTATGCCCCTTTCACCAATCCCCATTTTTTCGCAAGGTATTGCTTCATGTCTGGTGAAGCTCGGTTGTAATCTTCCTGCAAATCCTGTGGCAGTTTGGATATGTCCACCCTGACGCTTGATTCGTGCGTATAGGCTTGCTGATCCCGAATATGGTAGGTTATCGCCAACCCCATTAACAAGTCGTCGTGTGCGCCTTCCTGAGCCTCTGCACGTCCATTCTCGTTCTTGACGAACGTCAACATTTCTTCAAGCGTCTGAATGTCGTTTATGAGGTGTACCGACTCCCTAACCAGTGTCACCAGTTCCGCGATGATTAGCGGCCTTGTAATCTTGCCGGTCATAAAGCCGAATCGTTTCTCCAGCTTGTGTGTGAAGCTGTCCTGCACTTCCCGGACGTACATGCGAGGGTAGTTCCATTCCTCGAACTTCCGAGTTGGGTATGTGCTGAAGTTTACCTCCAGCCCGACGAGTGCTTTGTTATAGTGCGTTGCAAGGCAATAACACTGCTGGGCGTAGTCGATCTCGTCGAATTGCTGATGGAGTGTCGCGGTCTGAGCACCGGTTGCATTGTTGATGACATGAGCAGAGAAAAAGTCTGATCCCTCGCCGGCTGTGTCTCCACCGAGTACATATGGCGTTTTGTCTCGCACGGCCTCGTATATCCGGATATGACCATTCGGATCATCCACCCATCGTATATCATCATCTTTCGGCTTCATGTCGTCATTGGCTGTAAACGCAAAATAACCAACCTTGAGGGGTTGGCGATTTCTGAGTAACGCGATTCGTTCGCTGACAATTTGTTTCGGGAATATCGTCTTACCGAGTACGCCCCATTCCCCGAGTGCGTATACGCTGTAATAGTATGGATCGGTAACCTTGAACTCCTCGAGTACCTTCTTGGCCTCGTCGTCCAGGAACCGGTTGTCCTTGTATGTGGAATGCAACGTAGTCGCATTGTCTTTCTTAATGTCGAAGAATTCTTTTTTCAGCCAATGATTGATATCGATCGGGTTAAACGTGATCATCATTTGCTTGTAGTACTTTGTCTGACCCCGTAGCCGAATGTCGAGCTGCCGGAAGTCCTCAGCATTGATCTCGCTGGCTTCCTCAATCCATATGGCCGTGATGCCACTGATCGATTTCAGCTTTTCAACGTCATCCAGACCGGCGAATAGGATTTGATTTCCGTTCGTGCACTCGATCAGCAGTTCGCCCTTGTGAATCTTGAATAGCTGCTGCAATCCCCACTGGTATATAATGCGCTTCAGTTCAGCGTACACCGACTCCCGGAGCGTCTTGGCTACTTTCCGCAGTACAAGGAATCGATGCGGCTTTTCACTCAACATGCGAAGAATGATCTTCTGAGCGATGAACACGGACTTACCCGATCCACCTCCACCCATTAGGACGAGGTAACGATTACGATCCATATACAGCGGGTAGAACTTATGATTCGTCATCTTTGGAAGATTCGATAGGTCAACCTTAATCGTCGGCAATTGGCATCATCCCATCGGGCAATCCGACTACGATTTCCGTTGTCACGTCCGCGACCACTTTCTCTATCGGTTTGTACCCAGCCCGGTCAAGCAAATCCCTCGCCGCCGTGATCCGATCTTTATCCAGTGCATCAGGCTTCAACATGATCTCTTTCAGCACTTTATAGGCTTCAACAGCGTCTTCCGTGAACATCGTTCGCAAGTCTCTGTTAAGGTTCTGTTCAGTTTTGTTGAGATATTGTTGAACTTCAACAGACTTTAACAACCGCGAACCTTGGCTATAAGCTGTTTTCTCACTGTACCCCGCTGAGATAGCAGCTTGAGTAGCGTTGTTGCCGTTCTTGAGATATTCGGTTACAAATATCATAATTTGCGGCCTCAAGTCTGCCATATCCATTCACCACCTATTCGTTATACAGAATGTTTCCTCCGTGATAACTTCTTACTTTTGTTCTTCACTACGAACATTTTCATCGCCGAACGCTCGTTTGATCTGCTCTATCCGTTCCTCCGGATGCTCTACCTCGCCTCGATCAATCCGTTCCTGAAGCTTAGCTAACGCTATTTGCATGGCTCTACGTCTGTATGTGTCTTTTTTCATTGGTTCTCCTAATCAAAAAGAGCGAATACGATGTACGCTCTATAGCGTAGTTACGTATCGCTCTCTCTTGGGTACGCCGGGAGCTCCCCGATCAACTTCCCCACAATGATAGTATAGCATTATATTGCTACAAAAAAACTGCAAAGAATAGACAAAATCCTGTTACGGCTCGCGCTGATTCGGTCGAGTCGAAGCACTGGCGATGGAGTTACACTGTGATCTTTGTGATATGTTGATCCAGGTTGATAATCTCCGGTACATCTACAAACGTGAGTGCCAGCGCCATTGCCTTAAGCGCCTTCTTGTGTAGATACAGCGCCCGTCGTTCGCTCATATTGAAGCGTCCCGCAATCTGGCACAATGTCATTGTATTGCGCTCCAAGTACTTGTTTCGAACGATGATTTGTTCCTCGTCCCCGAGTACGTCATTCACGGCCCCATCAACCGCCCGTACGACCCGCGTATATTGTTTGTAGTCCAATGTGCTCTGGATCGTATTACCACGCTCTCCGAAGGCTCTAGGCGCTCTTGGGCCGTAATCCAGTCCCATCGGCATGCCCAGTGTATCATTCGGTTCGTGTGGGGCGATTCCGTTGCTTACCGCGTATTTGTAGCTGCGGTAATTCTTCAAAAGTTCCGTTACTTTATCCCGGTTCATGTGGTTTCACCTCGCTATCCCCTATCAGAATTATTTTTCGCTGATGATTCATTTCTTCCTGGGTGAGTACCGTTCGGGTTACTTCGTCATTCTTTCGTTCCCATATTTCATAGACCATTACTTTTTCTTCCTTCATCCGTTCACCTACTTATTGGGTTCCCCCAAAAATATATTCAAGTCCCGGAATCGGCCTCCGGGACTCTGTCCCTAAGCGTGTTCGGCCGATTCGATGGCCGTTCGGCCAATTACGGTTCTAGTGGTTCTGGTAAGTTAATTTCGGCGTACCATCTTACCTCATAACATGTCGGACCTTCGTTTGCTTGCCACATCGGATATCCTTCTTCGTCTACAGCATCATACGTCCAACCTTCGTAAATCCTTCCATCGAAAATAAACAAGTATGACCCTTCTGGCCAGTTGTCTTTGTCGACGCGTTTCCATTCGATCATCACGCCACCATCCCACTCACTCGTTTGAGGGCTTCGACGTCTGCTTTGAGCGCTTCGAATTCGCCTCGCGTAACTGGCGCATCTGCCAGTCGTGTATCGGTCCCGTCCTCAGAAACTGGTAGTCCGATAGGTTGATTCCCTTCGTGGCTTTGAAACTGACTGTCTACGATCGGAAGAGGACCGGCACCTTGTTCCACCACTGTTTCAGGAGCTTCGACGCGAAACTGCAGCACCGGCAGTTCAGGTTGTTTACCGTGTTCAATCGCCATTACCTTCGGTCCGTTCTCCTGGCGCGATTGGAATCGTTTCATCCACTCATCCGGGGCTGTTTGTGGTCGGGACTTGATCTCGTTTAGAACGCTATCCAGCGCTTCGTTTTTGACTGGTTCTTTGGACTTCTCCAGTTTTCCTTCCAGTTCTACGATCTGCTGCCGGAGTTTCGCATTCTCAGTTTCAGCATACTTCGCTTTTTCAAGTTGCTCTTCCAGTTTTTTGATATCGAACTTAGCCGTAGCCGAGAACTCGCTAGCTTCGTCTCGCTCTTGTTCAACTTCGGAAATCTTGTCTTTGTACTCCTGAATTACTTCTCCCTGCTCTGCAACCTTGTTTTTCAGTCCCGTGATTAATTCGTTCATGTCATCGCATTTCTCGCGCCATTTTCCGATTTCCTCGGCGTGGTCGATGTTAATCCGTGCCAATTGATCGGCATTGTACGCCGTATGCATCCGCATGTAATCCTGCCGCATGGTTTCATACACTTCAATTCCGACGATTGATTTGTATTGTTCGGGCCATAGCGTTTCGAACATAACCACCAGCATGTCGGAGTATTCGCCGATGTACGATTCCTTCTTTTGCTCCCGCGCTTCCGTTTCCCCGATCTGTTCTTGCACCCGTGCGATTTCAGCGTTAATGGCGTCGATCTTGCTTTGATTGCGGGGGGATTGCGATTCCCATTCTGCGAGTTGTCCTTTCAGTTGTTCCAGACGCTCGTTCAATGTTTGCATGGTAGTCCTCCAATGGGTTTGTTTTATTGTTGCCGAACAATCGAACTATTACCTAATATCATATCACATTTTGACGCAAATTGATAGCTACAATCCCTTATGTATCAAGGGTTTCCGCTCTTTTTATCCTTCGGCCACGTCA